AAATCACGAAATACATGGCGAATGTACCGAATTATATAGTAACAATTTAATGGGATTACATTCAGGTGATTTCATTCATATAGAACTAATTGGTTTTACTGCAGATTATTTTAATAATGGTGAAAAATTTAAAGTATTAGATATTGACTATGGTCGCCAGGACAACGATAAAGTATACAACGTCATCCTTATTCGTGGACATCATGATTTGGAAAACGGAAAATCTATTAAATGGGGTATGGCTAAGGATGACGTATCTCCGCAAGATATTTTCCGCTTAACAAACGGTACTTCAGCAGATCGTGCAGTTGTTGCTAAATACTGTATTCAAGATTGTAACCTAGTTCATCATTTAATGAATAAAATAGATGTAATTACTGGCTATGTAGAAATGTCTAGAATTTGTAGTGTACCTATTAGTTTCTTAGTGTTTCGTGGTCAAGGTATTAAACTAACTAGTTTTGTTGCAAAAAAATGTAGAGAAAAAGATACATTAATGCCAGATGTTGAAAAACCTCGTGACGCCGAGGGTTACGAAGGAGCTATTGTATTACCACCAAAATGTTCTATGTATATGGATAATCCGGTTGCTTGTGTTGATTACTCTTCACTATATCCTTCTTCTATGATTAGTCAAAATTATTCTCATGATAGTAAAGTATGGGCAAAAGAATATGATTTAAATAACAATCTAATACGTGTAACTGGTGAACAGGACGAAGAAGGCAATTTCATCTATGATAATTTACCTGAATATCAATATATTGATATAGAATTTGACACTTTTAGATATATTCGTAAAAATGCAACCGCTCGTGCAGAGAAAACAAAGGTTGGTAAAATGATTTGTAGATGGGCTCAATTCCCTGATAACAAAAAAGGTATTATGCCTTCGATTTTAGAAGAACTTTTAAAAGCACGAAAAGATACTCGTAAAATGATTAAATCTGAAAAAGATCCTTTTATGCAAAATATTCTAGATAAACGTCAATTAGGTTATAAGGTAACCGCTAATTCCTTATATGGTCAATGTGGTTCTAGAACATCAACATTTTATGAAAAAGATGTAGCAGCATCTACTACAGCAACCGGTAGAATGATGATTATTTATGCAAAACGTATGATTGAAGAAGTATATGGTAACGAGATCATAGAAACTAAAAATGATGGAAAGGTTAGAACTCGTGCTGAATACATATATGGTGATACAGATTCAGTATTCTTTACATTTAATCTAGAAAATCCAGAAACAGGTGAAAAAATTCGTGGCCAAAAAGCACTTGAACTAACAATTGAAATTGCACAAGAAGCGGCAAACCTATGTACGCAATTCTTAAAAGCACCACAATGTTTAGAATATGAAAAAACACTCATGCCGTTTATTTTATTATCAAAAAAGCGTTATGTTGGTATGTTATACGAAGAAGATCCAAACAAAGGATATATGAAATTTATGGGGTTATCTTTAAAAAGACGTGATTCATGTGATTATCTTAAGGATGTATATGGAGGTATTTTAAATATACTGATGAAAGAAAATAATATAGCACGTGCAATGGAGTTTTTACAAGAATCATTAGACGATCTAATTAAAGGTAAAGTAAGTATGGATAAACTAGCTATTACAAAAGCCCTTCGAGGATATTATAAAAATCCGCAACAAATTGGTCATCGTGTTTTGGCCGATCGAATTGGTGCACGTGACCCAGGTAATAAACCGAAACCAGGCGATAGAATGAAATTTGTGTTTATTGTAAACGATACACCGAAAGCTTTGATGGGTGATAAAATAGAAACTCCTGAATATATTATTCAAAATAAATTAAAAATCGATTATAACCATTATATTACAAATCAGTTAATGAAACCATTACAACAACTATTTGGTTTATCATTAGAACAAATTTGGACATTACAAAATAAAAAGTCTGCAATTAAAACATATATAAAAGAAATGGATAAACTTCATAGCGAATATACTGATATGGAGGAATTTATGAAAAAGAAAGAAAAATATTGTGCTGCAAAAATTAAAACGCTATTGTTTGACAAGACATTAACAAAGATTTATAATGAAAAACATGGGATACAACCTATTTCTAATTTCTTTGTGAAGAAAAGTTAAATATTTATATTAAAAAAATAATTACGTTATTTTTTTAATTAGAATGTCTCTTTATATAAAAATGTCCGATGACGAACTATCTGAAAACCCTAACCTTTTTTTATCTAATGATGTAGATCAAATGACCATGGAATTACTTATGAATAAACAATCAAAACATAAATATAGAACTAAAATTAATCCTGAAAATAAAATTATGTATATGGAACAAAATGATGAATTGTTAAAATATAAGTCTCAAATTTTAGAGTTAACCGAAAATAAAATAAATAATTGTAATAAACAAATAAATGGTGATGTTGATACCATATTTGACGCCTATGTACTAGCTTGTATTCGTCATTTTAAACAAAAAGAAATTGAACGAATGAATTTATTTAACGAAGAGGTAGATATTAAGCAAAACACGAGAACGAAAGAAAAAATTAAAAAATCGAGGGATCCTTTATCGTATTGGGGTGATCAAAAGGTATATCGAAAAGATTATGATGATAGTAGTAATGATGAAATATAAATAAAAAATAATATCATGTCAAGATATATATATGGAAAAAATTAAAAAAACTATAAAAAGACATATAGGTGGAAAACGTCGTACAAAGAAATTAAAAAATATTAACTGTAACCCTAATGTAGACGACAATACTATACACTCTCGTCCTACTTGTATGACTAATAAAGTAATTAAAAAAATAAAAGAAGCATATAATATAAATCATGTTGATAAAATAACTGAACAAGATCCTGCAAAAGTATGGGATGCACTAAGAGAAAAGATAAAATCTTGTGATCGAGAAGACTGCTGGCTTGAACAGTTAAAAGATGATAAGTTAAAGAAAAAATTCATGAGTACTCTTTTTGCACCTTTCCATCCTAACGAGTGGAAAGAAAATCCTTCTACATGGTTAAGTAATCATGATATATTAAACGTATTAACACAATATGAAAAAACTTATACAGATTTTCGATTTATTGGACCCACACCTATTGACTTTGATAGTTTACCACAAACATATGATGATGTTTGTGTATGGAAAGATTTATGCAAATTCTCATTGCAAGAACAAATTAATAAAGGCATCAATAAAATAGGTATAATATTTAATTTAGACAAACATACCGGTCCAGGTACTCATTGGACATCACTATTCATCGATATTCCTGAAAAATTTATATTTTACTTTGATAGCGCAGGTGCACCTCTACCTAAAGAAATAAATACACTGATTGAAAAAATTATAAAACAAGGTTTAGAATTAATTAGTCCAAAGCGTTTTGTTTATTATGACACAAATTCATTTGAACATCAAAAAGGTAATAGTGAATGTGGTATGTATTCGTTATTTTTTATAATTACTATGTTAACAAATAAAACAAATAATAAGAAATTTAGAACTACCAAACAGAAAATAGATTATTTTACCAAACATAGAATAAGTGATAAATATGTTTTTCATAAACGTAAAGAATACTTTAACGAAGAATAAAATATATACATAATATAACTAGAATATATTATGTCTGATCAAAATACTACAAAAACTCCTGACAAAAAAGAGTACAAGATTGAGATATTAGATAAAGACGGCGAAGAAGGTATAATTAAGAAATTAAAAAAAGAAAAAGGATTAAAGTTAAGCGATATTAGCGATCGTTCTTTTGAAGGTAAATTATTAGATTCATGTTATAAATATGATTTACCAGATTTTTCAATATTTTTTGAAAATATTTTAAAGAATTTATTTAAACCTAACAAGAAAGATAAAGAAATTAAAACTAAACTACAGTTCTTCAAAAGCAACAAACCAAATAATCGTGGTTCTTATATATCTGATTTTCGCATCTTAGTTAATAACGAAGAAATGCCCTTTTCTAACTTGGACCAAGTTGATTACTTTTTATCAAACTATATTGGATTTGTAGAAAACGAAAAGAAAAGCGATAAAGATCCTACTAAAATTAAAGATCCAAATTTGATCAAAAAAAAATTTTTCAACAAAATAGAAAAGGAATATAGTCATTTTCCAGCAGTAATAGAACATGATTCAAATGATACAAGCAAAAATGATGATAAAATAGAAAAAAAAGTTGATGCCGCTAGTGCAGGCGGAAGATCACGTAAACAAAGAAGAACTAATAATAAAAGTAAAAAGGTTAAAAAAATGCGCAAATCCAGAAAAATGCAACTATGAATATCAGTTACACAATTAATAAATTAATTGGAAACTTTCTTAAAAAGTATCTTGTATAATTATATAAGAATTGTATAATTATGTATTGGAGTGATTGGTCTTACGGAAAGGAACGGATGAGTTCTTCACTAGAACGATTATTAGAGCCGCCAAAAAAGAAAAATAGTTGTATAGTACATTACTTTAATTGTTTTAGAGAAAAAAAAAACAATA